TGTGTACGCTCTACAAGGGAACCAAGATGCGGATATTCCTATTCGCCAGGCATGAGCCCACATTGGCCATGATCTCGCGTGCGGTAATCGAGTTTGAGGAAAAGCTGCAAAAGTATCGAGAGACCAAGGTTATCGATTGGTACCCGCCCAAGGATTCTGCTGATGCCAATCGGATGTTCCCGGTGGGCAACCAGGACGATGAAGTGGTCTACTTGGGCGAGGAAGAAGACTACTGGGCGCACAGCATTCTTGAGGCCAAGAAGAAAATCGAGGCAGCTGAAAAGGAAATTGACGATGCCGAGAAAAAGCTCAAAGAAATTTTGGGCAAAAACACGCATGGCCAAACCAGTAAGCATGAGATCTACTGGCCCATGCGCCACTATGAGGCCCAACCATCTCGGATCACGCCAGCCAAAGAGGCTCGTGTGGTGCGTCAGTCCACACTAAAAATCAAGGTGCGGAAATGAACCGGGAGGATCAAAAGCTTATGAACGCACGTCTGCAAGCAGCACTCAAGCTTCAGGCATTGTGTTTTGATGCTGCCAACAGAACACCGGGCAGCTTTATGAACAGAGACCGAGCGATGGATGTAGTGGACGCGCTCGTGACTGTGATGTTGACAACGATAGATACTTACGCAACTGAGGAGAAACAAAATGCAACTAGCAACAACAAGTAACCAGGGCTTTGCGCCCGTCACGTTGGATGAGGCCATGCGCTTTTCTGAGATGCTGGCCAAGTCACAGATGGTTCCCAAGGCTTACCAGGGCAAGCCAGAAGATGTGCTGGTGGCCGTGCAATGGGGCCGCGAGCTGGGCCTGGCACCGCTCCAGGCGTTGCAGAACATTGCCTGCATCAATGGTAAGCCCAGCGTTTACGGAGACGCAGCAATGGCGCTAGTGCAGGCCAGCCCGGTATGCGAAAACATCGAGGAATACTTTGAGGGCGAGGGCAGCCCCAACCCGGTGGCCATTTGCGTAGCCAGGCGCAAGGGTCGCACGCCGGTCACGGTTAAGTTCTCGGTCGAGGATGCCAAGAGAGCTGGGCTCTGGGGCAAGGCCGGCCCCTGGCAGGCGTACCCCAAGCGGATGATGCAGATGCGTGCTCGTGGGTTTGCCCTGCGAGATGCCTTCCCAGACGTTTTAAAGGGTCTGGTTACCGTTGAAGAGGCTCAGGACTATCCGAGCCAGGGAGAGAAAGACATAACCCCGCCACGGCCCTCTAATCCTTTAGATGCTCTTGCTCCTCCCGCCACCAAAACACCATCTGAGGAGTTACAAACACAATCCGAATCGTTGGATCAGCCACCGGAAGAGATCGCGGAGCCGGTGGAGCTGTCCGAGGCCACCGAGAAAACCGTTGCGTGGGATCTCCAGATTCCTGGTGGCGATCCGAGACCCTGCGAGAACGCCGATAGCTGGGTTGCAAGCTATCTAGAGCTCGTTGGTAAGGTCGCAAAAGCTGGTAAGGCATCAGCTCAAGCCAGGCTTGATGGACTACAGAAGTTGAGGAACTCTAACGCGGAGCCACTCAAGAAACTTTCAGTCGAGCAGCGCATGGAGCTCACCGCAGCTCTGGCCAGGTTTGTCACGCCGCTCAAAGAGATGGCCGCAGCTGAGAAGAACTAAGCAACAAGGCCGGGGAGATAGACCGTCTTCCCGTCCTTCTTGGTTGCTGTTAGAACCTGGCTCTTCAGGTTCGCCGGGTCATAGCTCACATGAACCCACCCGCTGTCAGGCACCCCAGGCGTGTAGAACTCTAGAATGACCTGGGTGAACTTGTAGGTATCCACAATGTGCAGGGCCAGGTCTGCGTTGGCCACGCCGGGTATCTCGATGTCGGCGGCCTGCCCCTTGCAATGATCCGAGGTCTTAGAACCACCCACCTTGGCGTTGACCTCTGGGTGCCTAAAGCCTGAGTTGACTTTGACACCCTTGCCGTAGTGCTCGCGCACCGGCTGGAGTATCTTTTCGCACAGCAGGCGCAGGGACGCAATCTCTGCCTCGCCTGGCGTGTTATCCATGTCGTGGCGCAGAGCGGTCTCGCTCTTGACCATCTCCGATAAAGTAAAGTTGGCGGTCAGGTTCACTTCTTCTTCTCCAAGATCTCATCAAGCTGTTGGCTCTTTTCTTTTGACCCCGCGCTCGATCCAAAGTAGTAGCCGAGCACCATTGTGACTGCGCTGGTTAGTGCGCCCAGGACATAGATCAGAATGTCCTTAGAGTTAGCGTCAACGTCCACAAAAATAATCACCGCGAACAAAATGAACGTGAGACCCACGGTGCCGAGCGCCAGAATGGGTGTAACAATTTTGTTAAGTATTGGAGCAGCTGCGCTGGTGGCAATCTCAATCTCCCGCTTGCGAGCTGAGTCCATTTCCTTGACATGAGATTCAAGCTCCGCGAGTTGGCCCTTCTGTGCCATCTCCATCAGCTTGGCCTGGGCCTCTGCCTTCGCGCCTGGATCAGGCAGAACCTTGTCTAAAACCTTCTCTCCGATTGAGAGTAGAGCTGCGATTGGTAGCATTGTTATCCTTTCGTTGCGAGATATAAACCAATGTTGCTAAAGGCGTAACCGGCAAACACAATGGCCATCGCTAGATTGCCCTTGGTGCCCTGTTCAAATCCTATGTAGGCGTAAACACAGCCAACAAAAATAATAAGCCACGGGCTCATACTCGTTGGCCCCTGAAGTAGGCCACGCCATTGATCACCTCACAGAGCTCTGGTGGCAGCAGCTTGCCGTTTTCAAACGTGAGCACGCAGAACCCCGCACACCAGTTAACAGGGTTTTCTTCTACATACACAAATTGGTCTCCAGTAGGCTCCGCAAGGGTTCCCGTGTCTACGCCGTATCTACGCCCGTTATAGTCCGTCCACGGTGTCACCATCAGTTTGTGCAGGTGTCCGGTTACAAATGATTTCCCTGAACGCAAAGTGTTGTTATAAACCGCGTGTTGGCCGTTAGCCCATCGATGTTTGACAACCACATCTTTATTGATGTCCACTCGCCACCCCGTATGCCAGCCCGGGAAGTACGAAAACAAGTCGGTGAACTCAGATAACTCTGGTGCATTTTGGGCCGCAAAATTAAACAAACGTATGTCGTGATTACCGTAAGTCCATAGCTTAATTGCGTTCTTTGATGCCTTTGCAATCTCGTCTAATCGATCCTGGCAAGCCTCAAGCTCTTGCTTTGGTGTCGGTGGGTTAGTACCCATCAGGGCGGCGTGGCGGCTGATCCTAGCCCCATCAAAAACGTCACCATTGAGGATCGCAGTTTTAGGTTTAAACTCAGTTAGCAATTTGACAAATGCCTTGTGAGCTACGGTAGATTCACCCGGCCAGTAGTGGCAGTCGCTAGCAATGAATACATGGCCATTGTCTACCGTGTGCTGAATAACCCTGCGGTTATCGGGAATGTATGTGTTGGCAACGGTGTGTTGTTTCGCTGAGTAAGCTGGCAACACAACGCCATATTGTTCTTGAATTTTTGCCTTGCGGTGGCAGAGCGCCCGGACAGATATACCAATGTGTTCAGCGGCAAGCTTGGAGCTACCAAACTTTTTCATCGCTGCAATGATTTCTTCGTCACTAAATTTTTTTAGTGCCACGGTTTCTCTCCAATTTCATCTCATCGATTGGCCCGTGCGAGCTAGTGTCGTACAGGCAGGCAATCTCTACGGCCTCCCGTGGGCTCTTGCCCAGGTGCATGGCCCCCATTGCGTACCCGGCCCCGGTTCCAATAGCAAAGAATGGATTTTTGATTGGTACGGGTATGACAGAGCTCTCGTATACCCATAGCCCCTGTGCGTTGAGCATCAGAATGCTGATGTCTGTATCCGAATCCAAGTCCCCGCCCTGGTCTAACACCTGGTAGAACTTGAGCAGTTTCTCAAAGTCCCCAGCGCCACCATAAATACAGCCCTTGCCCCGGCGCAGTTTGTTTATCAGATAGTAGCTATCGTCAGAGCTCACCATCGAGTCTGCGGCCATCTCACCTGTCAAAAAATTTGCAGCAATGGTTGTCACCAGGCACCCATCAGTTTGAATGTTGCGTAGATGATCCCGGACAGAGTAAAGATAATGATCCAGGTCAGCCGCTCCTCGGTTCGCAGGCGCTGGAACTCGTGGTCGAGTATCTTGTTTTCTTTTCGCATCTGTGTGATCAATGCCTTTACCTCTGTGACCGCAGCTCTGCCAAACTCTTTTTCAACGTCCTGGTACATCCCCTCTTCAGCTGCCCTAATCTTTCTCACCTCGCGGTACTCGTTGGCGGCATCGATGAATACCAGATCACCTCGGCGTTGCAGCTGGAGCTGCTTGCGCTTCCAGGCTATGCGAGCTCGGGCCTCCTCATCAAGAAAGCTTGAGACCTCGGCTCCGGTCTGCTTGATCTCTCGGCCAACCTTGATGGCCTCCTTAATGCCACCAAGCGCCTGCCTGGCTACATCTGCTGGGTTGCCTGGGTCAGGTAGCTTTGTCACGGGTGATCCTGTATCCGATACGTTGTAGGTACAGGCCAACTGTCACCAATAACCTTCCAAAAAATTTCATTTCTTTTTCAGCCAACCCTGCACCGTGTTGGTTTCGTAGATTCGAAAGCCTGTCCAGACTATTGTGAATAAAGCTGCGATTGACGGGAGGATATCAGCCAAGGTGCCGAGCACGGTCATAACAGACAGGCCGTCGGCAACGTGTTTGGTGGTCTCGGATGCGTGATAGGCCATGATCTTAATCGTAAACAATGTTAATGGTTCCAGCGTCAAAGGTGCCGCTGACAGGCAACACGCTAACGGTTGTCAAGACATCTGACAATGTCTTATTCCCGGCACAGGTAATAGTTCCACCGGAGTAGCTGACTGACCCAGAGGCTAGCCAAATGTTGCCGCTGGTGTTGGCAATGGTAATCACGCCATTTAAACTGTAGCCTGCGTTGCCAGAGTTCAGCAAGAATCCAACGGTTGACGTAGTTGAGGCTAGGGTGGATGTATCTAGCCGGGATGAGCCTGAGACGTACCCGGTTGCTTCAACGCCGCCAGCATCCCCGAGCCGAATTAAAACATTGGATGCGCTGCCGGTGCTGATTGCGTCTATGCAAAGTGTAATTCTTTTGACCCAAGACGGGATGCTAGTAAAGTTTAGAAAGGATGTACTAGCTGCGTTCTGACTGCTCATTCTAGTTATGGGCTGGCTCATCTTGGTGGGCGTTACCGCGCCGCTATCAATCGTCCAGCTCGTACCAGATGAAGCCACCGTGATATCGCCCTTGTCACCATCGGTCACCCCGACAATAGTGCGGTACTCAATGTCTGTCGCACCTGAGTTTACGAACAGCGCCTTGTTGCCATTGCTAGTCAGGGATGGCAACAGGTTTACTCTGGCCGCCGCCGCCGTGCTAGCGCCCGTGCCGCCGTCTGCAATGGCCAGGTCTGTGATACCAGTAATTGAGCCACCAGTAATAGCCACGCTAGTTGTGGCCTGAGATGCTTTTGCTAAAGGGATACCGCCTGCCGTAGAGCCATCGTGGACTACAACCGTGTCTTTGGTGGTGTCAACCGTTACCTCACCCTCAAGCCCTGTGAAGCTGGCGTGCTGTGCGGTCGTGCCACGCCGTAGTCGTAGTGCGTTAGCCATTACGGTAGTCCTCTCACAAATGTTTCCTTTAATTATTCATACAAAATGTTGATTGTTCCAGCATCAAATGTGTCTGTGCCGTTGACTGTAGTGATACGGACTTGGGTCAGCGTGTCAGAGAGGGTTTTAGTGCCCGAACCTGCAAAGCAAGATG